CCACCACTTAAACCATTACCAGCGGCAACGCTTGTTACAGTACCAGCTCCTAAATTAATTCTAGCCGAATCAGCTGTAGTAGCACCAGTGCCACCTCTATTTATTGCTACTTTAACCCCGTTCCAAGTTGCAGAAGTTATTGAACCTGCATAATCAAATGTGTTTGTTGACCAACTTACATTTGATGGTGCTTGCGAATGTGCATCCCAACTACCAGCAGCAGTTTGATTATCTATCAATTCTATAATTACATTAGCACCTGATGGAATAGATTTAACTAAAGTATTTGAATTATTATTAACTGTTATAGCACCTTGACTTTGATTATTATTAAATGTAAATAATGCTCCTAGTGGTAATGTTTGAGCATTCGGAAGTTTAATTGTTTGCCCATCTCTACCAGTAATTAAATAATATGGCGTTGAATTAACTGTTAATATTATTGGAGTTGAAGTTGCATCTATTGAAGTAAATCCATTAAAGAAATTGTTTGCACTAACATTATTGCTACCATAACTGCTATAAGGTACATAGCCAGTTAATGATGCACTTGTTAAATATGCTTTTGGATTACTTGAATAAGGATAATAACCACTAGCACTTGAGTCTGATTTATTTAATTTTAAATTTATTCTATTACTTAATGAAGCAGTGTCAACTTTTCTTAAATAAGGAGTTAACATTGCAGCTGTATCAGTATATTTCACACGCAAATTAATTCTGTTGCTTAATGATGTACTATCAAATGGTACTGGAGTATTTGCTAGAATAGCACTATCAACTTGATTCTTTCGATAATATCTAACTAAAAAAGCAGTATCTGTTGTGCTTATTGGATTCCATTTAATCCCACTCCAAGCAAAACAAGTTGCTCCTATTTGTGCAATTCCTAACTTATTATTTACAGTATCCGTTGGAAGTATCAACCCGCCTCTAAATTTGCCACGTTGCCAATTCCAGCCATAATCAACACTTTTAAAATATTTAGTTGTGTCTTGAGCAAATGCTACACCCCAACACATCAATAATGCTAAAACTAATCTCATATTTTATTTCTATTTAATATTTGTAATACTTGCTCAGGTTGCAATTCATAATCAAACGTTATTTGCCCTGTAGTATCATTGAATGAATACATTGTAGGATCGAGTAATTTATCCCCTTGAAACACGCTTAAAATACCCCTATTTATTAATGCTGCTATAGTTACATTGTAACCCTCAGAACCAGTGCAAGTGTAAACAGTATTTGCAATATATTTTGCATCGTACCACATAGGAACTCCGCTGCTGTCTGTTGGGCTTTCAAAAGTTATATTTTGTGCAGGAACTTGACAACGATCCGAACCATAAGCAGTAGCAATTTGAACATCTAAACTTACACCAGCATTCATATCTTGCAACTTATATTTGCTAATATCAAAATTGTTGTCTGTTGAAATAAACCACGAATTTTGATAATTGCTAAAATTAAGCATAGCCATGTAGTCCTGTGCAATAGAAGCTAAATCACTTTTGATTTCAAATTCATTCAAACTGCTATCTGTTGCAATATCCATCAAATCCAAAAAATGAAAAGTAAAATTATAATAAATCATTTTATCAACTTTACTAATTTTACCAGTAGGATTTAACTCAACAAAGCAAGCTGGATATGTAATATCCCCATGTGCTAAAAACTGCTCAATGTCACCAATATAAAAATATTTAATTTGCGAGTGACTTTGTGCTAGTGTTTGCAGTCTGTATATTATTTGCTTTAGTGTTAGTGGTATCATTTTGTTTTGCTAAGTAAACCTTTAATTTTTCTATAGTTTTTTTACTAATTCCTTTGCTCATATTATGGGTTATAATTTGGATAAGGTAATATATTCGCCCTTGTCTTTTGGTTACTACGTCTTGAATAACCATCTTTAGGGAAGTCATTTTCATCACCTAAATAAATTGGTGTAGTATAAGAAGTACGATCAGGGAACACAGTATCAATGCCACCAGTAACATTTACATATTCAGGATATAGACCTCCATTCTGTAATATATATAATCTTGCTCTCTTCATATAATGCTCAGCACGTTGCTTATATTTACTCTTTAACAAGTTAATTTCTAATAAGTTTGGATTAGTTGACTTATCAGCGTTAGTAGTAGTTAATCCAGTATTCCAAATCTGATAATTAATGCTTCCAATAACTTCGCTTACAACTAGCCAACACATCGCATCTATTAGATAACTATCAACTAAAGTCTTATAATTACCAGCTAAAGTATTAGCAGCAATATCATTTTGTAATTTTACAAATAATTTGCTCCCTAACATTGGCATCATTACCATATCCTGAATAGTTTTGATTTCAGGATAAATAAGCTTATCATCAACATTTGAATGTAGTGCTGTTCTGTCTTTTACAACGCTAGGCATTACAAGTAAAGTATTAGCACTCATATTATTTATTTTTCTTTATTACTGCATTAGCAACCCATTCATGTCTGCAATGTGCTTCTATTGTTCCGTTATTATTCCAAAATCCTCCAGCTGCTTTAAATACGTTATACCCTAATCTTTGCGAAATGTTTTGAATATCTTTTCTGCTCCACATTCTACTCGATGAAAGTCCAACCATCTTTTTACAGAATGGTCTTGATGTTGGTAAAATATCAGCACCACTTACATCTTTTCGTTTTTCATAAGTGTAAAATATTTCAATCTTAGGAAGTTCAAATTTTGGAGTTTTTACAATTACTTTTATGATGCCACTTTCAGCACGTTCTATAATTTTATACTCGATAAATTTTTTTAAAATATCATCTATTACTTCAATAGGTTGATTTGTTGCTTGTGCTATTTCTTCATTGCTAAGTTTATTATTGTTTTGTAATAAGTCTTTAACTTGCTGCTCTAAATCATTTAATTCTATTGCAGCATCAAAAGCAAGTCTAATGTCAAAACTATCATCATCATAATAAGATGTTGACTTAATAAAGTTGTATCCACTACGTTCGCTACCAAATTCTAAAAAAGCCAAATCAATATCTTTCTCATCACTTGAAAATTTAGTATCTAAAGTAGTAGGGTTATCATCAACTCCCAAATAATTATTTATGTCCTCATCTGTAAACCCAAAGCCTTTAAGTTGAATTGCAGCTTGTGCTTTGCTTAGTTTGCCTTGTGTGAATAATCTGCTAATTCTCATTAGTGCCTGCTGCTGCCTGCCAGTAATATTAACAAGTGTATCATTTGTTAATGCAGTTGGTGTAGTTGCAGTAACTGTTCCATTTGATGTAGTATATTCAACTCCGTATTTGCTGCCATCAATTCCCAACTTTTCAAATACCCATTCTTTTGGTAACATTTCTTTAAAGTCAACTGGATTGATATCAACCCCTACTGGTTCAATGTCTTGTATCTTAAACTTAGCAACTATACCATTACATGATGCAAAGTATGACATCAAGTCTTCAAATTGCTTTTGTTTAGCAGTAGCATAGGTATTTTTAAATGTATCAAATGCAATCTTTAATTCGGTTGCACTTCCTAATTTCCCCTCCTGTTGTATGCCGAAAAGTAACGGATGTGAAACGCTGTGACCGGCAAAAATATTTTGTGTAATTAAATTATCTATTCTGCTAAAATCTTCTTTTGTTAAATCACTCGCCCCTAAATCATTTACTTCAGGTGCTTGTGTTTTGTCGTCATTAAAAGTGATCATAACAGTTTCACCCTCACCACCAGTAAACTTATTCTTAACCCTTTGCTCAATGTCACGTTTTAAAGTTTCGTCTGCTGGTTGACCATTGAAAAAACTAATCATTTTTGAAGCACTAAAACCAGTTAATGCCTTAGTCAATGTAGCTTTACTAACTTCTATATCACTCTCAATCCAATTACAACATGCAACCCAACTAGGTAGAGGATAAACTTTAACCCCTGGTCTATACTCCTTAAAATAAAATATAGTAGCTTTATCTGTTATTGTTGGATTAAATGCATCAAATTTTTGCACCTTTTCTGTGTAGTTTTTCCAATCCTTTTTATATTCAAAACTACTATTTTCATAATCAGTTCTTACATTATTAAATGTAAGGTTAAACCAATTAAAACCGCCACCCATTTTTGGGATGGCTTGAAGTGCAAAACCACCAAAAATTTCAGTATCTAAAATAGCATTTTTTGCCACAGTATTCCAATCATCTCCAAAATCATTTGCTGCTGCTAAAAAAGTTAGTGCTGCTGTATTAGTTAGATCTACTGGAGTGAAACCATTTCCGAAAATATAAACTACTTTACCATTTATAATTGCACTATGCTTCGAAGATTTATTGAATAATGTTATTAAATAATCTCCATAGTCATCCTTTGCACCATACTTAACTATCCCACCAGTTAAAGGTTTTTTGAAAGTAGGGATAACGCTATCAGCAAAATTAAATTTTCGCTTTACAAATTCTATTTCAGTAAAATTTTTTGTCTTAGCCATTGTAACCATTGTAAGTTGTTATAGGCTGATAGCCTTTGAATATATCCGCTGCTGTTTGCTTTAAAACCATTTTACCACGTTCAACTAAATTAAGTCCTGTAGTATCTGTATTTGTGCTGCTTGCTTGCTCATAAATATAGTATTGATATTGCCCTGCGTCTGCTAGTGCAAATATAGTCGAACTATTAAAAGTAAATGAGTTAAATCTATTCTTAAAATTACTTGCATCATCAGCACTATTCACAATTTTAGTAACTGTAAATTCAGGAGTAGTTGACTTGAAAACAAATAAATAGTAAGGGTTATTTAATGTCCTACTTTCTTCAAGTGTTACAATTACAATATCTGCTGTATTATCTTTTGAAAGTACTATCATAAAAAAAAAGCGTGGCGTTATTATTCGCCACGCCTTGTAAAGTTATTCTAAAATATTTTATTACTATGCTCCTACTGTTCCAAGTGCAGCAAATGAAGTTGAATCAACCTTTGAAGCAAATACTTTTTCTTCTCCTACTAATGTAACTTCATAACCATTTCTATCACCTAACTTAATACCAGTCTTTGCATCAGCTTGTGTCGCTTTTAATCCGAATTCAACGCCATAAATCCAAGGAGTACCATTATTATCAACTGCAACTGCAACTAATAAATTTTGAAATAATAACTCCAATTCGTTACGCAAAGAAACTGATAATTTATTGATAGGGAATTTGATAGTTTGAGTTACCATGTTAGTTCCATTCTCTCTACTTCCTGCTTTGCTTTCAGTAACGTCTGCTGTTTGATGTATCAATTCATACTTCCAAAACTTCTTTCCTACAGCCTTAGTAATAGTAGTTGTGATACCAGCAGTTATTGAAACTGTTACATTCGCTTTCTCGATGAAGTAAAGTTCTTTGACACCACCGAACGAATCATTGCAATCTAATGAATAATTTTGTGTTAATGCACAAGCCATATTTATATAATTATGGGGAGTTGTTACACTCCCCTAGTTAGTTAATATTATCCTACGTAAAGAACGTTGAACTTTTGATTTACAACGTGAGCAGCGATAGTCATGTTGTTTTTAATGAACATGTCCTCTCTGTTAAAAGCTATCTTATCAAGTTGTACTTTGTTAATGTCAGACTTCAAATCAGTACACCAAATTAAGTGTGATTTCAAAGCACAGATAACTACGTTCTCAGGAGTTGGTACAAACACAATCATTAAACCATTGAAGTAGAAGCTATCCATATTTGGACTAATATCAAAAGGCTTTTTGTAGTCAGTAGTTACTTTGTTCGCTTGAATCAACATTTGCTTATGGCTCTTAGGAGCATAAATCAAAGGCATTTCAGAACCAGTCAAAACTACTGCGGGTATTGCTGCATACACCTTATCATATTCTGCCTTGATTGTACTTGCTGATATGGTTGTGCCTGCCACCTTAATTCTAGTTCCTACGCCTGCTGTTGCAGTTGCATTTGAACTATTGTAAATCATCTTAGCAAGGATACCATCAGTTTGTGATGCTGTTAAAGCTGCAACTGCTGTCTTTTCTGCTGCACCTACTGAAGTGTTAGCAGTACCTGCTGTTAAAGCTGCAACTGCTGTTTTTGTTGCACTTGTTACACCAGTCCAAAATTCTTTCTCAGCAGCATAAGAAACTTGCTTTGCATATAACCCACCAATAACAATTCTTTCAAATTCGTTACTAAAAACTTCCCAAGCACCTGATGGCAAATCTCTTTTGAAACGTGAGAAACGAATAGTATTAGGATCAAACTCTTGGTAGAATTGAGTTTTAACTGGAGTTACTGCTACATCAAATGCAGTCAATGAACCTGCACTTGTTGGAATACCACTAGTGTAAGCTTGTAGAGTAGCTGTTGCAGTTGCTTCTGTAAAAATAGTTTCTGCTTTTACATCTTCTTCAAAAGTTACTAAACTTTTGTTGATAGTGTCATTTTGAAATAGTATTTCTTCTACTACCGGCTCGGCTGCTACGCCACGAATGTCAACGATATTGTATGATATTGCCATTTGTTATTTGTTTTTTTTATTATTAATTTTGTTTTGAAAGTCTAAATTTTTGTAAAGGAGTAAGAGTTGAATAATCAACTACTTTTTCTACTGGTGCAGTTATGCTCTTACCACTTAATTCAACAACTAATTCAATTAATTCTTTGTTAGCACTAATTGAAGCATTGAAGTTTTGCTTTTGTGAATTGATTGCAGCCTCTAATGTTGCAATTTGAGAAGTCATTTTAGCAATAGTTGTTTGCATTTTCTTCATTTCTTCAGGAAGCAAATCCTCTGCTGGTGAACTTAACTCAACAATTTTACCAGCTGCTACTTGAACAATAGTGTTATTGACTAAAGTATATTCGCCATCAGGTGCAGCAGTTTCGCCAATCATAACATCTCCGCCAACTACTAAATCAGAAATACTTAATACAGTTTGACCGTCTAAAGTCTTGTAATCTGTAGCCATTTTAACTGGTGCTGGTGCTGGTGCTGGTGCTGGTGCTGGCATTGGATCAGCAGCGTTAAATTTTGCAGCTAAAACCTCAAACGCACCTTTGATTTTATCTAATTTGTCTTTTAAATTTGTACTCATAAAATAATTTATTCTACAATATAACTATCGAACTCGTCGTTTGTTTGATTTAAAAGCGTTAAAATTTCATCGGCTGCCATTTCTGTCGTCATTTCTATATTTGTTGGTTTGTACTTGAATAAGCCCTCAACACTAAACCCTTTGAATTTTCCAGCTTTAACATCTGCCCAAACTGCATCATTCTCAACATAAAACGAACCAAACCAACTGCCATTGGGTAAATCTTCAAAACCTTGCATTGGCATAATTCCCCTTTCAGTATCACATATAAAACTTTCAAACAAAGTCAACCCACTAACAACCGATCCGCTATCATGCATTAAGTTTACATTATTCTGAAATCCTTTCTTTGCATACTTGATAGCTATCTGCTTTATTGTTTCTGCTGAAAACTTAATATAATATTCGCCTTGATTATCATTGCGATATATCGGTTTTTCTGCAATCATTAATGGTCCTGAAATAATTCGCTTATCTTCATTACTAATTGCAAAATTTTGTTTCATAAACTTTTCACCTATGCTTCCAAGTTCTTTAATTACATCACTATTATTATCATAGTGTTTGCTTATTCCTAATTCTTTAATCTTTTCAACTTTAGCTTTATTGCTACCAGTAGCATAAACTTTACTTGATGCAATTCCTAACTCATTTGCTACTGATAACATTCCGTCTTTGTTATCTCTAGCCGAAATAATATAAACATCTTCGCCTTTGTCTATTGCTTGCTTTGCTAACTCTTTGCCTCGAGTAGTTGAAAGAGTATCATCATAATCAAAAGAAACTTTTTCACTTGCAAAATGTTGCTCCCACATTGAGTTGCATATTGCTACTGCTTGCTCATTGCTTTTGCCCTCATTAATAACATAGCTTATACAACGTGGGATAAAGTCTGTTTGCCTTTCTCCCTTGTTAGGTTCAACAAATTGAAACGCTAAAAAGTTTTTTTCTATTGCTGGCTTATCTACTAATGCAACGAAGTTTACTTCGCTGTCATCATTTATGTTTTCTGAAATCTTTAACTCGTAAATTGGTAACATATTAATTATTTTATTTATATTTGCTTTTCAGTTTTCATGATGTTTAAAAATTTTTGGTTAAATCCTGACGTTTCTACGTTGGGATTTTTTTTATCCCAACCTTGCTGCCCTATTTATCCTAGCTTGTCTTTCTTGATTATCTTTTATGTCTGTGTCTAGTACGAATGACCTACCAACTCCAGCACCAGCTGCATTGCCTACGCCTTGAATACTTGCACTATTCAACATAGTAGATTGTTGTTGTGGTGTAATTGGTGTTGGTAATGATGCAGCAGATGGAACACTACCACCACCACCATTTGGAACTTGAACAGCTAAAATTTTCTTTACTTGTGCAATACCACTAGCAACTGCTAAAGCTGCATTTATTGGTGCTAATACTGGACCTATAAATGGAATACCAACTGTTGATTCATACGCTTTTTGAGCAGCGGAGAAAGTTGATATAGTTGTTGATGCTATTGCTAAAGCTTTTCCTGCTCCTGTTGCCTCGCCTAATAATTGACTAATTGCATTTAATGAACTTGCTGCTGCATCTGCTGCTTGTGTAGTTGCATCTATTTTAGCCTTTGCTAAATCCTTTTCACTTTTAGCAATACCAATATTAATTATATCAGCTTGTGTTGCATATTTTTGTTTTATTCCTGTAGTGTCTAAACCTGCTGCTTCTGCTGCTGCTATTTCTGCATCTCTCTTTGCATTAATAGCTTCTATTTGTGCTGCTGCTTCCTGTTTAGCTAATTCAATTACTCTTTGTGTTTTTGTAAACGTATCCAATTTCTCAAGTTCCAAAGCAGCTTTTTTTGCATTGAATATTGATAAACTATTTTCTATTTCAGCGTTTTTAATATCAGCTAAACGCTTCTTTTTTATATCATCTATTTGATTAGATAATTGATTTGCTTGTATATCTAATTCATTCTTTTTTTCATTGTATGCAATTTCAGCATCTACCCTTGCTTGCGTTCCAAGTTTAGTATTATTTATTAAATCATTTAATCTACTTAATTCATCTATTGCTTCACTTTCATTTATTTGTTTTAATACTTCTGTTTTATGCAATTCATCTTTTATACTATCAGCATTAGCTTTTAATCTTTCATAGTTTATTTTGCTTTCACTTTCGCCTGTAGCTTTTAGCATTGCATCATACTCTTTCATTAAAGAATTACGATTTACTAATTGCTCACTTTCAAATCCAGCAACTGTAGCTAATACTCCTTTTCTTTCATTTTGTGCTGCTATTAATGCTTTTTGTAATTCAATGCTGGATGTATTAGATTGTAGTTCACTTGCTGCTGCTGCTATTTTAGTATCAGCAAGTGCTAACATCGTTTTTTGTTGTTCTTTCAATACATCCCCTAACTTATTATTTGCTGCTATTCTTTCAGTAATTGATTTACTATCATCATCTCTTATTTGTCTTAACTTTTCTGCTTGTCTATCATATTCCTCAACTAAACCTTTTAATCTTTCTTCAGCTAATGCTGCATTGTTTTTTAGTTGAATAGTTGCTTTGCTTTGCTCATAAATCGCACCTATACTTATTTTGCTTGCTTCTTTTACAACACCACTAACTACACTAGTCACTTCTGTAGCTGCTTTACCTAAATTAGTAGCTACGCTATCAGCTGCATTTAATGCTTCTTTTGCAGTATCAGCTAAAGCTTGTTTTGTTTCAGCTATTCCTTTATTTAATTCTTCTGTTTTTTGTTTATTTTTATCTCCAAAAAAACTATTTTCCCAAGCTAACTGTGCCTCTTGAATTACTAATTTAATTGCAAAAAAATTAACCTTAATAGGAGTTAATGCTATTTTTAGCAATCCCATCATAACAGCTTTTAACCCCTCAAATCCATTTGATGATTTACTAACACTATCAGTTACAGAAATAACTATATCAATCAATTTATTTATTACTGTTGATATAGTTGTAAATACAGCACCTACTGCATCTGCAACTTTTTGATTTTTCATAAAAGTTTCTTTTAGAAACTCAAATGCAGATGTAATAAGTGAAACTACACCTAAAGCTTTCACAGCAGTTCCAAGACTTCCAAAAATACCACTCGCTGATTTACTTTCTTTTCCTGTTGATGATAATGTGTCTTTAAGTTTGCCAAAATTATCATCCGTCTTATTTCCAACTTTTCCAGCATTGTCTAATGATTTACTAAAATCATTAACTCCTTTTGTTGCATCACTAGCATCTGCACTTATCCTCGCTTTTATTTCTATGTCTGCCATTAGTATATTTTATTTATTACTTTTAAAAGTTCGATTGTGCAAGTATCTTCACTACTTGCGTTAAAGTCTATTATCTTATTTAACCTAAATAAGCTGCCATCAATCCAAATCAATTTGCTAAAGTCTAAGCTAAAAATATCTTTATTAGATAACTTTACTTTACAAGTCAATAGCTTACTATCCTTGTCGGTTATTTCTGACATATAGCTTGACCAATAAACATTGAATTGATTAACATTAATAGCACCACTAATCAACTCATAAAATAACTCTTGTGGCACTCCAAACTGAATGTCATTAGTTGGTGCATCAGGATCATCAAAGTGACCTGCATAAGGGTAATTAGTATAGCTTCCTAAAGTGCTATTTCCTGCTGCGTTCTTTATATCCCAACTTGCAACACCACTAATTAACTTAGCTTGTAATATTCTAATGTTACTATCTTGTTGTTCTTCGCCTTGTCCTGTAGTAGTTCCGTTTCTTTTAAATATTGTACTTACAACTTTATCTTCGCCTGAATAACCTAATAAAGGAGTTCCTGAAAATATTAATTCAATAGTGGTACTGTCTTTACTAAATTCAAATCCGCTATCATATTTATAAGATCCGTAAGTTTGATTATATCGTTTCTTGTATAAATCGTTATAATAATCTCCATCATCTTTAAATTTAAAGTCATAATATCTAGCGTTTAATTCACTCATTGGTTTTATTCTCAATGGCTGCGAACGGTCTATTTTATTACTCCAATCTAAAGCAGTTGCACATGCATAAAAATTAACGAAAGGTTTTATTTGTAAATTCTTTTCTTTGGTGTTATCTTCAAAAATGTAAAGGTTGAATAATTTAATAACGCTACTAATAAAGTCTTTTTGTAGTATGTTTTGAGGAATGGTGTCGTTGATAACAAGGTTTTGACCTATTGTAATCAAAGCGTAATTATTACCAGTATTGCCAAATGTTACTTGTAAATTATTTACAGTAAAAGTGCAAATGTCACTAATGCCCGGTGTGCCTACCCATTCAGCCTCAAAAGTTAATATATCGGTATTGCTAAATGTTTTCGATAATAAATTAATTTCATTTGCTGCGTTATTAACTTCGCCTGATGAAATGTAAATATTATCAAATGTGTCTATTCTAGTTCCATTCTTTTTTATATTAACCTTAACATCTAAACTACCTAAGCTATTATCAAAATCAATATCAAATAATAACTTTATATCACCAGTTGCAGCAGTTCCACTTGTATATGTGAATTTGGTATTTGGTCTTAAATAGTATCCAGTACCTGCAACAAAATTTCCAAGTGTAGGTTGCACATCAAATTTAAAACCATTAGGATAAACAAGATTATCTAATGTCATTGTTGCCCCAACTGTAGAAGATATATCTAATTGTAACGAACTTTTTTTAGTTAATTCTTTTTTATTGTTAGGTATAATTAAACCTTTAAATCTTCTTGAATTAAATAAATCACAATCATAAGTGTATCCAGTATAAGCAAAAATTTTGTCAATGTATTCTTTGACAAATAAAGCTGGTCTAAATGTTCCTACCTTATAATTTTTTTTATCTGATGAATAAGTACCATAGTCAATTAAAGGGTAATAGTAACCAGTACCAGTTCTATAAGAAAATACAACAGTACCACTGGTGTTTTGACCTACTGCAAAAGTTGTAGTAATTACAATAGTTGTATCTGTTCCGTCATCACTAATTGTTTTAATGGTGTATGTACCATTGTTAGAAGTTCCAGTAATTGTAATTGTATCTCCTACTCCAACATTAGCAACAGTATAACCATAAATAATCAATGTGCTTCCAATAAATGTAAGTCCACCAACTCCAGCAGTATGACTTATTGTTGAGCCAATAGTCCAACTGTTCGTAATATTAGCTATTGAGTAAGTATGATTATAAGCAGAAAAGTCTAACTCTTCCAATTTAGCTGCTCCTAATTTTGAAACAAAACCACCCAACTCGCCAAATATTACAGCTTCATATTCAATCATTCCATTATCTATGACTACTTCTAATATTCTAAATGTACCTTTAAATACTTGAATATTATCGGCAAACATTATAGCACTAGCTGAAATACTTGCATTGAAATTTATACCAGTATTAGGCGAAGTAGTTGTATAATTATTACCTGCATTAATGTCAAATAAATTACCAAACAAAACATTGTTTCGATTCGTTCCGGGTAAAATAATCGTCTTGCTAAATGTTGTGTTTTTAGCTGAAAAGTCTTTGATGTCATCAATAGCCATAGTTAACATGACGCTAAATGATTTGTCAACATCTACACTATATTTCTCTACAAATAATTCAATCATTATCTAAACTGTGTTTTGTAGCCATTATTAAATTCAACATCTAATGTTAATTGCTGTAACCCATCTACTAACGTCTGCTTAAATTCGTAATTAGTAGCTGCTATTGCCATAGGGTATAGTGTGCTAATTCCTAACTGTTGAATGTATGCCATTGGTGAGCAAACTAATTCACTTAACCAGTACCATTCATTAGTGCTTAGTAAGTCTGTTGATACTCTTAACTTTTCATTAAACTTAACTCCGAACATTGTCTTTTGTTCATACATAATGTTTGATGATTTAATGCTAACAACTCCGCTACTACTAACTCGATAAGGTAACTGCTGAAATGATTTTCGTTCAATGTCAAAAGTCTTTTTACTTACCTTGTTAAATAAAACCGACTCAAAGCCTCCGAACTTATTTAGAAAATGAACAATATAGTTATCGTATAAACCACTGCATGAAACTACTACGTTATAAGTAACGCCATTGATGACAACTGTATAATCACTTGTTAAACTGTTTGCAATATTGATATTTATTAAACTGTTTGCTGCTGCTGGTGTTATTGCTGTTGTAGTTCCATTAATCGTTACATTGAAACTTGAGGCACTTGCTGCAAAGTATGGAACGTAGAAAGTAGCACAACCACTCGGCAAATAGATAGTAGTAGGTCTGTTGCTTAAAACTTTGTTAGTGTAGCTGCTTAATGCTGTCAATGTATCAACACGACCATTGTAAGTATTAAAGAAATTCTTTGATGTAGATGTTGCAACTATAGCCCCAACTGTGCCATTATATTCTTCTCTAATCTTTACTTGAACATCAATCCACCATTTGCCAGTTCCTAAATCAGTTGCTAGTGATGGCGTTATTGATTCTCTAATTATTGCAGCAGTGTCAAATATCCCTCTATTGTTTACTGGATTAGGGTATGTTCTCATAGTGTGAACCTTAACGCCTGCACACCATATCTCAGCCACATATTTATAATCTAATTTAGTTGGGTCTACTGCATTGGAATCATAAACAACATAAATTAATATGTCATTGACTGATTGATAATTATCGGGTATTGTTTCAAATGTCATTATTTAAAATTATTTATTATGTCTATTTTTACAGCCATTCCTAACTCTTTCTCAACTATGCTGCTAAATTCAGTTGTAGCATCTCGCCAAAAGTGAGTTGCTTTTATTCCCATTCTTTTAATCATATAGGCAACAGTTGTCGCAGCTTGTATCTGCCTATCTTTTACCTTGCCTTTTTTATTCAACACTGCATACTTAGATTGTGATATTTTATTTTCACGAACTAAATAATCTTTAACACTTTTAACCATTGCACCTTTGGGATCAACTCCCCTGGTCTTAAACTTAAACCTGCTACCTCTACTATTTGCCCAACCATCAACACCCTCATCTATGAATGATGCATACTTAGCAGCTACAATGTCAACGTAAAAAACTTTGCCTTTAACTTGAATAGATAAAGGTTCAATGCTACCTGCTAAATCACCGCTACTACTTGCATCTACATCACCCAACTTATTTGCCAAAGCAATAGAATATTGAGCAGCTAATTGTGTTAGTTTATCCTGCGTCCCTACTGCAACAAAATCTTCTTTAGAAGCACTTGCACTTTCATCTAACCAATCTAAGTTTATTGTTGCCATTATTTGTTCATTTGCTTGTCATAATCTTGTTTCCTCTTAAGTGTGCTTAAAGTGTTCAATGCTTCCATAATTCCCAACTCGTAAGCCTGATGAACATTTAAACCAAGCCATTCGCCTACTTCTCTAGCTGCATAAGTCCAACCATCTATTTCAATGAAGGGATGCTTATTTAGTTTCTCTTGCTTGTCAAATTCCTGCAAATCTTCAGCATCATTCTCGGGTAGTTCAAACAACCCTTTAAACTTGCTTACTAAACCATTTAAACTATCAATAGCTGCAAGGCAATCATTAACACAATAACTCGCATTATGATTTAAAAAGTAGTTTGCTTTAACATCATGATCTTTTTTCGACTTGCTTATGGTAGCAGCTACCAAATGCAAATTGTCAATAGGTGACTTCTTCAACCAATGCTGCATCTCTATAAATTGACCAAATGTGAACTTAGTTGCATCTGTTTGCAATTCGCGAAATGAGTAAAATGGCTTTTTGAAACCTTTTGCAAATATCTTTTCCACCTTATCGCAATACTTAACAAACTGCTTTCTAGTTAAATTATCAACTTCATCAGGTGACTTGTTCCACAATTCACATATAATCATTGCCATTCTTTCGATGTCATCTTTGATTATTTCGTTTATTGAATAGCAAACTTGATACTGCTTTAAAGTCATAAGTATATAACTAATTTTTAACGTGATTGTTTGATTAACCGATAGTGTAAACTCCAGTAACCTTGTTTATTTTATTTAGTGCCACATACCTAATAGCATCGATACTATGGTTAAACTTATCAATAGGAGTGTTAAGTTGTTTACCATCTTTGTTTTCATCCCAACGATAGTTTCGTAATTCGCGAATTACATTAGTTGAGCGTGAGGTTACGTTTAAAGTAAAGTTTTGTAGTAGGTTGATTGATGCTTTAATACTATCAGCCCCTTTTTTTGCCGGCATAGTTGAAGAGTATCCGCCAATTCTTAATTCAGCTATTGATTTAGGTTCGGCACTATCTGCAATTATTTGATATTCTTTTTTTATGCCTAACTCATTAAACCTTTGTACGAGTTGTTGATTAGTTAGTTTAGTTTCGTATATTAACTCATCAATATAAAGTTCTTTGTCGTATCTATAAACTGCTACCATTGCAGTTGGGTCATTTGTGAAACCAAAGTCAATCCCATAGGCTATTAGTTGAGCCTGTGTTGGTATGTCATCACATTGAACGAAATCAAAGATAGTACCTTGCAAGCTGCCTATTTGACCTAACCCATACACCTTATACCAGTTCGCCCAAAAACTCGATGTTTCTGCTTTTCGTTTAGCGTTTATAATAAAGTCTTTTGCACTATAAGGGCAAGCTTCGTTGTCTAAGTAGTTGATAGTAAGAAAGTCAACATTTGTATCTTGTTGCAATTCGGTGTGAAACCAAAATGAGTTTGTTGGATTCCAGTCTAAAAATATACCCTCTTTCGTTCTCATTGCTAACTCATTGTAAGCATTAAACAGGATGTTGTTGCACTCATTCATATAAAGCCAATCACGTCTTGCACCCCTTAGCTTTGCATCACTGTCTGCACTAAAGAACTCAATCTGTGAACCATTAGCAAAAGTATATTTAAAGTCTGAAGCGTTCCACCTGCCATCAACCCAACGCCCTGTGTCAATCATTATCTTTTTAAAGTCTTTAATGCAACCACGTTTAAGATGTGGGATTGACTCGCTTACAACTGAAATATCAGTTTGCTTGTTTTTTGCAGCAATGTCTATTAGGATGGGGAGTATTGCATAAGTCTTACCTGCACTAGTGCCACCTTGAACACCACGAACAAACTTATTAAGTTTGAGTATTTTGTTTATCGCAGTTGTTCGTATGAACATTTAGAAATTATATTTTTGGTTTTCAGTTATTTGCCATAAATCAACATCAATACATTGATAATAAAGATAACCTATTTTAGCGATGTCACCTTTTTTTGAATATGGAATATGTTTTTTTATTTTATTCATTTGGGAATAAAGGCTGCTCTATTACTTCGGTTTGTGTTTTCTCAACAAGGTTATTAAGTCTTTGAGTAATAGATGGATTATAAATGTTTGTCATTCCGCCTACTATCTGATCTTCTCTAATTTCATCCTTGATCATACGGCAGATACTAACA